AACTACCGGCAATGCTTGGGGCCGCTACCCAATAAGGATCGCACAAATTCGATTGCGTCCAGGTTCCCAGGTCGTACGGGTCTGTTCCTGTGCCGGTTGGCGGAGCCATGTAAACAACAAAACGGCACTCGTAGGTAATATCTAATTCCATGTCCGCATCATGGCCCACTTTGATGTTTTGCCTGGGAGAGTCGCAATCAACCGCGCCTTTGCAGCAGTTTGTGATTTGCAGGTCTGTGGTTCGCCCTCCTTTAATTGTGTGCTTTAGTGTGACATCGACCGCAACAAGATCAAAAGTATTTTCGCCGTCTGGACACGTCCAATCCTCTCCATCGCACAGACACACGAACGGACAGCATTTCATAAGCATTGACATCAACATTCCCCATTGAACTGGTTCGGCCACGCGAGGAAGATACTGAGCTGGTCACCGCCCTGGTAAAACCAGCCAGGTACCACCGTGCTATCTGGAATCGGTTTTAGCTCGTAGTTACCTGGTAGCGTTGTTGTGTCGATTCCCATTGCGACGCTGTTTGTGTTCTGGCTCTCGTACACGTTCCACCCGGTTAGGAATGTCTCATCTGAGCTGAGGCCCTTCACCGGCGCGGTGCTTGATGTCATCGTTTGAAGCGTCGCCGGCTTCACGACGTAGCGCCACTTATTTTGACCTACCCCGCTGATCTCAATCTCTGAGCTGGATTGAATCTCGTAGAGCTGGGTCATGCCCTGGACAGTGTTTAGGTATCCGGGGTTCATGCGGTCGCCCCCGTAATATACGACACTTCTGAAGCTGTAAAGAACTCCGAGAAGTCGGCGCCCTCGAGGTATGGTTGCTTCCAGTAGACCCCTCGAGTGTGCCCGATGGATCTTGGATCGCCCTGATAGGTGTTGGTCCCCATGGTCGTCATAAACGTCGGTCGAGGTACTTGAATCGCGTGGCGATATGGGTGGCTAGCGCATTGAAAAACCACAGAAGTCCATTCGCCATCTAGTACCTTGCGCTCGATGCCTGTACACAAAAGCTCACCGCGAGTGAAGCCAGCAAAAGCTGCACTATTCCGCTTCCCGACATAAGTAGCCGCCTCGATTGGCTTGAAGGTGTCCGCGACGACTCCTCCGAGAGTTGAAAAATAGGCGCCTCGCCTGAGAACTTCAACCGTTACAGCAACTGCCGGCAATAAAATTGAGATTGGATTTCCATTCCAATCGAAGTACTCGCCACCGATGTCACCAGCTGGTCGATAGGTTCCATCGTCTGGACTGGCTGCTGTCGGTGCTGACCCTGCGGCAGCGTTCAGATTGCTATTCGTCACCCATTCGTCGTCGGTGAATTCACTTGCTACCGTTGTACCAGTCGGAAGATTTGGAGTGCCTCGGTACGCCTGTACTGTCTGCCCTGTGATTGTTGTACTGAGCCTGATCGCCACATCACCATCACCGCCGGCGGATGTTCCCCAGTCGTATCGCGTGAGGCCGATCGTGATATCCGTGCCGCTGCCATCGGCGATCGTCGCACATTGAACCGTTCGAACGATCATGGCGGCTGAGTATTGGATCACCGAATCAACCACCAGAGGCCGACCAGGTATCGCGCTGATGCCGGCGTGGCCGGTCGATATCACAGCTGATCGAACTTCTGCCGCTGTGGTGTTATCTCCGAACGGGTACAAAAGTACGCGGTACGTCACTGAATCAGAGATCGCACCGAAGTGTTCAGCGCCGGCAGTTGAGTTGCTTAAAAGCGTTTTGGCATAGGTCGTCATTACTCAGACCCCATCATGAAATCGACCGCCTGCGGCTTTAATCTTAAAGGGTATGCAATGCCCGTTTTTCGAACTGATCCCCCAAGCATCGCATCCATCAATTGCATCCCCAGGCCGACGGCGTTCCCTACTTGCGATTCGGATCCCGTTGCGGACAATATTTCCTGGGCGGTGCCGACGCCTTGCTTAACAAGGTCGGGTACCTTTTTCAATATAGGGAATGCATCCCTTAGTCGTTCGGGTAGATTCTTGAAGAATCTAGCAATACCCTTTAAACCGAGATTCATTGTTTCCATCCAGTCGGCAAACATTTTGCCCGGATTGTATTTCGTCATTGATTCAGCAAGCGTCTGAAACGCCGGAGCGATCGTGTCAGCTACTGCGGCGGCTAAATTGAATAGAGGCTCTTTCAGCTTAAGCATCGCGTTTGCAAAGTCTGGTGAGAGATTCATCATCAGGCCGATTGCCTGGCTGATTCCGAATCCTCCGATGCCGGCAATAGCCATGCCCTTGAGCGAAAGCATCCCCTTGAAGGCGCCGCTAATCTTCTTCCTCAGCCCCCCGAGTGCCTTCGTGAGCTTGGATGTATCGGCGCCGAATAGGACTGTGAGGTTACGTTTTGCCATCGCTGTAGCTCCTGGGATATCTCATAATCGGTCATCTTGCGCTGGCCGCTCAGCTCTTCGATCAGGATCTGTAGGTCAATAAGATCCAGCTCACGAACTTCCTTCATCGTCCAGCCAAGGCGAATCGCCAGGACAGCGATAAATCGTCGCTGCTCTACTCGCCCAGCTCGTTGCGGTCGATCACTGTTTCCATGCATTGCTTGAACTCCACAACTTCCATGGTTCGAACCGCCTCAGGATCGAGGCCGAAGCATCGAGCCACTAGCGTCCTAGCCTGCTCCATCTCGGTCATCTCAGCGGTGTCTTCCATGTCTTTGAATTGGATGTTTCGATGGTATTCGTATGGCATCAGCTGGCCCCACTTCCTTCGATAATCGTGATGTTTACGCTGTTGGCTTCGTCGACTGATCCGCTTACTTCCACGGATTCGATGTACCAGTTCGTGCCAGTAGTATCTACCGTGGTGTTGCCGGTTATCGCCCAGTCGATATAGGATCCGGCCGCTGGAATGCTTGCTGCTATTGGCGCTTTGCCGGCGACCGTGATCATGAATGGTGCGCGTAGTCCTGGCACCTGTAGCTTGCGTCCGGAGTTCGCTGCGGTGAAGTCGACCGCCGGCACATCGCCTCCGCCGAATGTCAGCGAGTCCAGCGGGATGTCTGTGATAGGTGTACCGGGATGCGCAATCCAAGTGAACGCCGTATTATTGAATGATGTAGCCATCTGATCAGCTCCCGAAAGTTAAAACCGTGGATAGTGTGGATGTGTAGATCGGCTTGGTATCTGCTCCGCGCAGAAGCACATCACCCGATCGGCTAGATTCTCTGGTCATGAAGTCCGCTGATGCGATCAGCTTCACCAGTAGATTGTCGGCTAGGTCTTCTACCAGTATCCTCGAGCTGTCCATACAGAAGAACTGAAACCGAGCGTGATACGGTCCACCTGATCCCGCCGCTGTCTCGGTCGCTCCCGAGTCCTCGAGGCTCCAGACGATTGCGGGTATATCTGTCTCTCTGTTGCGGATGTCTGGCGTACAAGCTGCCGCTAATCCAACCAGAGCTGTCTTGATCTTCTCATCAGCGCTAGCGAATGACATTGGCAAGCTCCTTCGGCGTCAGTGTTTTACCCTTCGCCATCTGAGTCGTCAGCGCCATCGCCATGGCTGAGATCACTTGTCGCTCGAGACGTTGGGCCGCTGAGTATCTGATCTCTGTCTTGGGTACTTTCCGACCCTCTTTCTTCGATCCCTTGCCTGGCGTGAATCCCCATTCGATCATGGCTGCTACGAAGTTGAACCGCTCTTTGTCGTTGATCCATGATCGAGTTGTGACGCCTGATGACTTGAAGTCTGTCCGCGTCGACCAGCTGCCCTTCTTCCTGATGCCAGCTCGAAACCCTACGATCTTTCGATCTTTACCCTTACGCTTGTACGTCGTCGCTCCGCCCTTGCCGGTCCTGGGTTGCTCTGGTCGGATCGTCATCTTCTGGTACTTGTCTCGAGCTTCCTGATTCACGATGTCGACCGCTGCTTTGTGAGCATTCCGAAGCGCTCGGCGTCCGTCATTGCCGAAGCGTAGAACGTCTTTCTCGAACCCTTTGAGGTCTCGCCGGCTGAACTGCACTACGTCACTCACGCGGGCGAAGCTCATTGTTCGATACTCACAACAGTTAGCTCGAGGTCTCGCCGTAGGCCGTTGGGGTCTCGGATCTTCTCAACGTCATAGAACGTTGTTCGGTACTTCACTCGCCAGTCGTATCCGATCATCTCGGTGAACGGAAGAATGATCTTGGCGGTCTCTCTTCCACTCTGTCGGATCTCGCCCTGGTCATCCTTGGATACGGCATCGACTTGAAACTTGACTAGGCCGGTGAACTCCAGCGAATAGGCAACCGTCGCCGTGCCGGCGTCATCCAGCGTCTGTGTGGCGCTGTAGAACTCGACCGCGTGAGTACCGCCCATAGGTCAGAGTCCCCCCAGCTGATGATTCGTGATGATGGTTCTCAAGCTGTTTGGCATCTCTGACACCATCGCCCCAACCACTGAGCCTTGGCGGTCTCGCCAAAGGTTGTAGCCGAGTGCCATCACCGCCGCTTTGACCGCTGGCGTCACTCTGCCGGCGACTTGCATCGTGGCGACGTACTCGAAGGCCGGCGACCATGTACCCGTGGCTGACTGCTCAAACGATCTAAGGCCGTACTTTCGATTCACATACCACTCGGCGGTGACCGTTGACACCAGGGCGCCGTACTGATTCTTTGTCACGCTAGTGATCGTCGGCTCTGGCCCGATCGGTACCGCAAGCCCTGGCGTGATCGGTAACGTGATCGTCGTCGCTCTGAGATACCAGTTCGTAGACGTTTCCCACATCGACACCCCAGCGTCTAGCGATCGCTGTACAGCTGGATCGTCTGTCGTCCAGGGGATACGGCAATGATCCCGGAACTCTGAGAGCTGGAATCCATGCGCGGTCTGTGCGGTTATGTCCATGGATTCCCCCAAGAATCAAGGCCGGGAGGCCGAAGCCCCCCAGCCCTGAGAAGAGACTGAGCGATCAGGACGCGTTGAGCTTGAGACGACTGCTCGACTCAGGCCGCAACCATCGACCGTCCGAACGGAACGAGAGGTAATAGGAAACCATTCCGTTGAGGGCGTTGTCGCCGAAGGGGTCGACCTGGGAAGCCATGCCCATTCTGTCGGCCACGATGTAGGACGAACGCTCGAGCAACAGGGCCTGGAAGCTCCCCGCCGGCGTTGCGTCGGTCAATGCGTCTGAGACCAGTACCGGATAGCCGAGAAGAGTTCCGAAGGCCGGTGAAGCCTGAGCGGTTCCCATTGCTGCCGGCTGGAGGATCGGTCGGCCGTTTCCATCCAGGAGCTTCATGGCGCTGGTGAACATCGCCGGCGACAGAATCCAGTTCTTTGGAAGTCCCCAGTACGAAGCCTTCATAGCGTAGGCCGTCGAAACCAGATCCTGATACGTCACGTCGTCCGTGGTGGTCTTCGTCGCGGGAGTTGTGTAGTCAGCTGGTGAGCTGGGCAATGCCGTGAAGTCGGTAGCCAGGAGGCCGTCGACATCGCCAGCAGACTGTGCCGCGGTGTTCGACATCATGCGAGTCTCAAACCATCTCGCGGTTTCTTCTGCCTGCTGCTTGAGGATCTCGCCGACGGCGTTTCCGCGTGAGTCCTGTAGGACTTCGTTCGTGACCCTCGTACGGATGCGAGAAGCATACGAACGGATTCGAGCCTTGCTGAAGTCTGGATCGAATTCCGCTGCCGGCTGCCCTTCGCCGGTGTAGGCGACGACACTAGCTCGAGCGCTCACCAAAGGGATCTCAACATCGTTCTCGTAGGTGCGAACGTCGACAGCGGATCGAATCGAACTCAAATTACCGAGCATCCGAATCGTCTCGTTTTGTAGATCGACTGGAAGTAGCGACAATGCGTTCCCGGTGTTACCCGTTGCGGTACTGGCGAAGTCGATGAACCGCTCCTGGATACCGCCATTCTTCACCGCGCTATTAAGATTGCGGATGAACTGCTCACGGCTGTTGAGTTCCGGCTGAGTGATCGACAGTTGTCCGCCGGACCCCTTGAACTCGAAGCTAGGCGATTCGATCGCCGCTTTGGCAGACGCGCGAACTTCTGCCGCTCTGATCTTCGTTTTGAGTTCCCGCACCTGCACGTCGGCAGTCTCAAGCTCGGTGAGCTGTTCGGTAGTCAATTCCCCATCGACGCCCAAAAGAACGTCGACACGCGATCGGGCTTCGTTTTCTTCAGCCCGCATACTTACCAGGTCAGACATTAGTCTGTCCTCCTAACTGTGAGCGGGCTCCCTCGTAGCAGCCTGCAATGACTAGAGACAATTCGCTGAGATGACCCTGTGTCACTTCGCGCATGCTCTGGGATTTAGTGTGAGTCCAGCGATCTCCGCCGTCCTCGATATAGAATCCGATCGATACCGCACCGCTCAGGTCACCCCGCTCAAGTGCTTCGCGAATGTCGGCGCGAGCCTCTGGGAGTGTTGCGGTGAACTCGAGTCCTTCTTTGCTTTCGGTGAAGGACAATGTGCCGGCGCCGACCCGTGCCAGGGGAACCCCGGTCTGATCGTGCTGCGTCATCAGTACGGTGTTCTCGTCGTAGCTCAGGGCGCCTGGCTTCATCTTCTCACGGAACGACCGCCCCACACCCGGAATCGGATGCGACAGCTGGTCGTACGGCACCGCTATGCCCCGAAGCTCATTCGCTTTGGTCGTCGTCGTCGTCGTTAGATATCTCAATTCCAGCTTCATCTTGCGCCCCTCCCGTCTTTTCTTCCATGTTGGGACCGACGAACATCGAATCCCCACCGTCGATCGGTGCCATGCCCAGCTCGATCCGTACCTCGTTCGGGGTCATCACGCCAAGCTGAATCGCTTCTTTGTACGCCTGCATTGATTCGTTAAACGAACCGCGTAGCAGTGAAGTCGTGTCGAACTTGATCTTGTAGTCTGGGCCGTAGAGCTTTGAACTGATCTCTGATGACCAGGCATCGGTGTATGTCGCAAGCGAATCTGCGTACATGCGCGACTGCTCGGACGTAAACGCCGCTCCGCTTTCGCTGAACAAGATATACGGCGGGATGCCGTACACCCTGGCGATGTCTTCGATGGCTTGCTTGCGTCCTGAGATCCAGTCTTGATCGACTAGGCTCCGCCCCACCTGCGTGACCGTCGCTCCGTTCTGAGCGATGATCGGACGGAGCATTCCATCAGGACCAGAATGCCCGCTGACATAGGCGGAAGCCATCGCCTTCACCCCTGAAGCCCCTACAGACTCTGAGGTAGTGATCGCGATTTTGCCCATGCCCGGCATGCGGTACTGGCTGAGTCCAGCTGTCTCGAGCGAGCTGCTGAGCGCTAGTGTCCTGGCCGCTTCGGCTATAGGGCTATCACCCCAGAGCTGTCGAATGCTCGACGGCATCTTCAGGTGGATGATGTCCGCCGGTGATACGTCGCCGTACTCGCTCGTTGTGTAGTAGTAGCTTCCGTCGGCTGCGCGGTTGAGCTGACAGTCGGCATTGTTCAACGGGATGAACTGGTCGAATTCGTTGTTGCGTCTGCTGATCAGCGTGAACGAATTGCCCCAGAGAAGCGTCTGTGAGAACGTCCACCGCTTCCATTCGGTTGCTGTGTGGAACTCAGACGCCTGTTCATTGAGGGCGATCGTGATCGGATCTCGTCCGATGTCGCTCCATTCGTCGACCTGGTACTGGTATGCCTTCACCGGCATCCTGGCGAGGTCGCCGGAGATGACGTTCACCGCTCGACGAACCGCCGGCAATCGCATTGCATTGGGTGGGTACTGTGCAAACTGAGCTACGGCGTCTGCGTTCTCTGTGGGATAGCGAGGCCACCATGAACTGGTAGCACCTGCGCCGCCTACCGCGGTCACCTTTGGCCAACGGAAAAACCGTCTTAGGTCCAAACTCGTTCCCCCCGGAACTTCAGATTAAAACGCGATGCTATCGGGGTCTGAGTAGGCCCCTGGATATCTCGCGTTCAATTCCACGAGCAATCCAACCAGCTGCACCGCGGCCACGATTGGATCGATGATTCCGCGAGTCTTTCCCGCGGCTTTCGTCGGTCGTTGTGACCCTGATATATTACCCTCCAGGACGCAATTTGCCAAGGCGTATTCGGCAATCGGACAGGGCTGCATGACGACCTCTCTGTTGCGGACCATGCCTTCAAATATGAACGTCGCCGGCCCAAACGCCATGATGGTCTGAGGAAATGCTTTCATCGGTAGATCGGTCTCAGCGTTGTAGTTGTTGCCGAGCTGCCCCCATTCGTGAACGCTCAATTGCATGCCACCCAAGGCGTCATAGCTGATCTGCTGGAGGTCGGTTTTATCCTTGAGCTGGTGGAGCTTTTGCCTGATCAGGTCGTACTTAATGCTGTGATCACACACCGTCACATTGTCGTAGGTCGCCCAGGTCTCGAGGTTCCGCTGGTAGTCCCTTCCCTCTTCGCCTAGCTCACGGCGGATGATCCAGTGATGCCACCGGAGCATGAACTTGTCACCCTGATGCCATCCGTAGCACATCGAGCTGAGGTCGAAGCTCTTAGAGAAGTCGATAGAGCAATACGTCTTGGTGGTCTTCTCAGGGTAGAGCGGCACGTCTCCCTGGCAGTCGGTCCACATATCGCCCTGTAGCCAGTTCATATTTCGAGTCGTATATCGGCAACACTGGAACCGCTCGAAGTCGGCTAGCTTCCCCTGAGCCTGATACCCCTTGAGCATCCGGCGATAAGACTCGATCGGGATGACATGGCCTAGGCTGGGCTGGGCCTTGATCCAGGTCGACTCGTCTAGCAGGTCGTCGTCAGCGTCTAGACCGAAGAACGCCGAGAAGGTATCTAGCTCATCCCACTGATCCTCCTCGAGAGCCAGGACCGCTTCTTGTCGCCTGGTGTAGTACGGTGAGTCTCGGCCTAGGTCGATCCCGCCTGGTGTGGTCACTGAGATCATGAAGCTGTTGAGGTTCTTGCCTAGGGCACTCACGATCTTGACCAGCCAATCCGTCTTCATCTCAGACGACTCGTCGACCAGATAGGCAATCGCCTTAAGGCCGTCCAGCGTGCTTGCCTTGGCCGCGTACGTCCTCACCTTGCCTCCGGAGGCTCTGCACCGCATCTCACGTTCCGTCACTTCCCAGAGGGCCTCAGCACCGTTCTCTTTGTCTGTGTGGTCTCCCCATGCCTTGCGGGCGAAACCCTGGGCAGCTGTGTACGCCTGGCGTGCTTGTTGAACCGTGTTCGCTAGGCAGACGCAATCACCGCCCTGGTAGTAACTCGCGTTGTGGAGCATCAGCGTACTGGCTAGCGTTGTCTTTCCCGCGCCCCTAGCGACCTCGAGGAATTGAGATCGGTACCGCCGGCCCCCGGTCTCGGTGTTCTTCCAGCAGCTGGCGCCGGTGACCCAAGCTTGCCAGGGCTGAAGCTGGATCGGTTGGCCGCTCAGCTCGTGACCGTCGTAGATCAAGAGATCAGATAGTAGATCCTCGTAGGCGTTCCATTCCTTCCAATCAAAGTAGACCTCTGGCCGTTCCATGTCGTGGATGTGCCGCCGGCATGCCTGCATGATGTTTTGGTTGGCGGGAATTTCCCCAGCCACCACAGCCCGTGGGAACTCGTGCGGGTCAAACTGCTTTGGGCCGGTCGGCGTTTCTGACTGGGAATCTGTCATATTGATTCGATATTGCCTATTTGTGCCAGAATATTCATGGGGATACGAGTTGATACATGTGGGATCTGGTCCCTACACCTGGGGGGGGCCTGAATCGTCGGTCTCAGTATTTTCGTTTTCCCTTTTTCTGTAGGTCACGAGACCTTTGTCCGCTTCCGTATGGCAGTCGTGACACAGCGACCTCAGCTCCCTCGTGTCGTACGCCTTCAATGGGTAGAGCCTCGGTGAGTACAGATGATGCACCTCTGTGGCACACCTCATCCCACATCTTTCGCACAACGGGTACGCCTGGAGCATGAAGGCCCGTACCTTCTTCCACCTGTGGGTGTGCCTTGGATCGGTAGTCCATTGGCCGTACCTCATGATGGAAGCTCTGGACATGGTTCATAGTCTTCCGCCGGCGTGATCAACACCCACACACACCCCGCCGGCTTGTGTAGATGGCCCCGCTTCATCACCTGGAGGTCCATCTGTTCATCGTTCACCAGTAGCGTTCCCTCGAGGACATCCATGACGGCCTTCGCCATGTTGTCGATGTCATACTTGCGCCGGCTAGGCCCATAGAGACGCATCTCTACCCTCACCCTCCCAGCGTAGGGTTCTTCCACGCAAAGCCCGTACAGCTCTTCTCTCGCCTTCTCACGCCAAGCCATGTAGCGAGCAGTACGGTAGGTCTTGCCGCCGAGTGTCTGCTTCCAGATCGAGTTCACTGAGATCGGGAATGGAAGGATGAACTCAGCCCGCATTAGACGCCTCCAGCTTCTTCCACTCCGCAAACGACATCCCACCGGTGGGTGGTTCGTACCGTTCGGTTGGGTTGGTGTTCGGCGTCAGGCGTAGAGCCTTCAAGGCTCCAGAGCCTGTACGCCTTGGTATATAACTAGGGTTCTTACTAGGAACGTCGGCAACTGTTTTCCTACCCCCCGGAAGCTGTTTTCCTACCCCTAGGAAACCGTCTTCCGGGGTCAAGTCGTATTTGTTGCTCCGACCAGGCACCTTTTCGGCGGTCATGATGCCCTTCTCGACCATCCATCTGATGTAGGTTCCGGCGTTCCTGCCAGACATGCCACAGCGCCGGCCCAGACGGCCGAGACTGATGAAGGCACAACCATCAGGCCCAGTCGCAGCAGCCAGCGACAGGGCAAGGGCGACGTGCTGAGGCTTGATGCCTTCCACGTCTCCGATGGCCTTTGCGAAGCTGGACATCTGCCCTGGGCTCATTCGACCGGCGCCCCTAGCGGGATCTCGAACAGCTCAGCGAACAGCTCTCCCCAGTAATCCATCATGAATTCAACAGCCTGATCGCCCTCGAGCTTGGTAAAGCATCGCTCCAGCTCAGGGCAATATTTCATCAAGGTATAGCCTCGTTCGTAGTAGTTCTGGAGCGTGCTGCCACCGTTAATCCCAAACGCTATTCCGATCTGATCTCTACCCCACAAATAGCGGATATGGAGATTCATAATCATCAAGCACATCGCCATTCGTTGCCGACGAGTAAGCGCAAAATGATCTGCTGCCGCCGGCACAACCCAGAAATGATCCTCTAGACCCAGCTCATAGCAAAGGGCGGCATTCCACTTAACGCAGGCCGCCGGCATGATCCATTCAGAACGGGATATCATCAGCTGGCCCCTGTGCAATCTCAGTCATGGTCGACGGATTGATTGCCTTGATCTTGGAGCCAAAGAAGAGGCCCGGCTTATTTCCCGGCTTTAAGGCACAGTCGATGACGTGGCCCTGGTCGAGCTGGCGAGCGTCTGCCATGTCACCCCGGTAGAACTTCACCCATGTACCGTCGCCGAGCTGACCGCCGCTGAGCTTCACGCTCACGTTGTCGTCCCAGTCTTTAACCTGGATGACCCTGAATCCGGCTACCTGGTCGCCCTGCTTGAGGGATGACATCGGCGCCGGGCTGTTCGATCCGCCGGCGGTGGCCGGAGCCATCAGATCATGGATTCTCAGGGCTTCCCTCGTGAGCTGCTCCCATTCCTCAGGCTCATACCGTGGGAGAATGCTCTTCATCATGGCTTGCGTAACGATTGATCTGTCTTTGCTCATTGCTTGCTATTCCTTCTTGGTCGTTTCTTGAATCCGGGCCGCTGGCCGGTAGATCGGCTTCCGGTTCGTGCTTTCGGTGATCTGTGATTGCCGTCGACTGAGTAGTCCGATGAGACATAACGCGAGATGTTTACACGATCCAAAAACTCAGGATCAACCTTCTCACCATCCGTGAAGTCTGTCATTTGGCGATAATCGTGATATCGCTTCATCAGAGTTCACCGCGCTTTTCGGCTTCGATCAGATCAGCTGCGATTGCCTTCTGGAGCTGCTCGTATCTGATGAGTTCCTCAGGCGTGAATCGGTCGTGAACCCTCTTCGTTTCGCTGTTGGCGATCTGCATCACCAGATCGTGAGCCTGCTTGATCCTCAGCGATGTGGAATGAAGAGTTCCAGCCGCACCCATCAGAGCCATAAACATGTCCATTTGATCTTCCTTCATCCCAGGTCATCCTCCATGATGTCCCGGCGATATTCGCCCTGGCCGAACGAGACCAAGGGCCGTTCAAGCCGCTTCGACTTCTTCCGCTTCTTCTCTTCTTCTTCAGCCCTCAAGTACGTCTCGCGGATCATCACGGCGAGCGCCTCATTCATCGTGCCGGCTCGAAGAATCTTCTTGAGCTTGTGTAGCTGCTGCGTTGTGACTTCTGAGAGTTCAGCGCGGTAGCCGACCTCGGCGTTATGTTGCGTTTCCATGTTTGGTTTCCCTTTGGGTAAAAGGGCGCGCCGGCGGGATCACCCGATTCAACCGCCGACGCACCCCGAAAGGATCAGCGGCTGATCTTGATCAGCAGGTCAGTGATGCGGTCAGATTGGCGTTCACAGCTGGCGAGTACCTGGTCTTTCTCCTCGGTACTCATGTCCGCGGCATCGCGGCCCCAGTCGATCGTCGACCGCTCGGTAGGTTCCTGAGGCTGCACCTGTGGGGGTGCGTCAAGCACCGCCTCCAGGCTCACGGGATCTGACTGCAACGCCTTCCAAATCAGGGCGTTGGCCACGTCTTTCTTGTTCTGATTCGTGACCTCGGCGATCACGTCAATTGCCGCCCCCGTTCTGAATGAAACGGCAACGGAATCGGTCCATCTAGTGCGATCTCGGTCGAGTCTCTTCTGCATTGCGCGGCCTTTCTAAGCCACGCACCGCTTTCAACGATAAAACAGTCGGTTTATCTACAGTGAGTTCAGGAGGTTATCAGCCCCGAGACTTAACACTGATTATCGGCGGTACGTTGGTTGTGTACTCTCATATCGGGTAATGCGGTTTCAAGACTACACCTAAAAGGCCGTTTTTTCAAGCAGTCCCGAAAGTTCAATGTTGAGTGAACGTTTATCTACGCTGAATCGCTTCTTTTGGTAGGGTTCCGCCGGATCGCTGCACGCTTCGGCGGGGTCCCCGAACCCATCATGCACTGATTGAGCTAGGTGTAAGCTCATTACCCCGTTTCGGCGGGGTTCTTCTTGCGCTTGATAGGCGATGGAATCAGCAACCCACCAACGCCGGCGATCAGGGCCGTCACGACTTCAGGCGCTCCCAGCGATGAAGCCAGACTAGAGGCGCCGCCGATCACCTGGCGGAGTTGTGCGTCCTGCTGATCCGCGATCTGATCAAGTGCGTTGGCTTCAGCTCTCGCGGTTGCTGCCGCTTTCCTCATGTCGATTGTTGATGCTGTCCCGTCGCTCAGACTCCCGAACCCGCTCAGCTGAGAACACCCGCTCGAGATCAGAAACCCGCCGATCAAGAGACTCGATCGCATTCGATACACGTTGAATTTGAATACCTGCATTGTGAATTTCCTTCCCGGCCCACAGAATGGCGCCGGCGATAATGATTCCCTGGACGTCCGTGAGCATCTCAAGCATCTTCTTCCTCTCCCTCGGCTTCTTCTGGCTCGAAGAAGTGTGTGTATGCCTCTTCAGCCAAGCCTCTACATGCGAGGGCATTTCCCCAGGTGTGAATCTGTGTGGTGGAATGTCACCGATGAACACGACCCGCTGCGTATCCCATTTCTCAGCGAGATGCTGACAAAAGGATAGGTATGCCGGATGGCTCGCCGGCTCGTGGACATCACCGATGACGAGTACGCGGGTCATGCTTCGATGGGTGGTACCGGCGGGGTCGGATCGTACGGAATCGTTTCGAGCGCCTGGGCCGCAACGATTAACTGTTGTGCGGCCCAGATCAAGAGATCAATGTTGGCGTTGTCAAGCGCCGTCCTGGGTGTAATCTCTTTGTACTGGTACGCAAGGTCGCCGATGCTGCCGGAGATCTGCGCCATGTTGTTTGTGATGGATGCGAATTGGTTGATGGTATTCATTGGAATAGTTCCACGGTTGAGGAGCCAGTCGGAAGAGATCCTGACCAGTTAGATAGGGCTAG